ACGTTCAAGAAAGTCATTGACCGGCTGATGTGGGTGCAGGTGGCGCCCGCGCCAAACGCGCACGCGGCCGGGTCGTGCCTAGCGTCGGACCTCCGTTCGGACGTTTCGCGCAACCCGTTTATCTATCAGCTCGCGTCCGCAACCGTCCTGAACCGATACAACATCGTCACGAAGGGTTGGGCGTTCGTGCAGAGCCCGGCGCTCGCCGGCACGTTCGGCGCGGGCGCGGCGATGGCCTACGCGCCGTCGCTGGGTTTGGTCGGCACGATCGCGGCGGGTGCGACGACGACGAGCGTTACGCTGTCGACGGCGCTGCCGACGGCGGTCGGCCTGAATATGCTCGCGAACCGCGGCGGGTCGGGCGAGTACGGCTTCAAGCTGCGAATCATCGACACGACGGCCGGCCGGACCGCCGAGCGGTACATCGTCGGGAATACCGCTGGCACGACGCCGACCATTACGGTGGCCTCGACGTTCGGCTTTACGCCGTCGACCGGCGCCCGATACGAGATCATCGCCGGTCGCGTGTTCATGCTCGGCGCCGGTACGACGGCCGCGAACATCTGGCGGTCGTTCGAGGTATCGACCAACACGCTCTCGACGGGCCTCTCGACGACCGGCCTGCCGGCGACGGTCGGCACCGATAGCTCGATCATGGTGCTCGACGAGCAGTACACGCCGTTTAATTGCGCGCCCGGCGACGGGATGATCAAGGGTGGCTACAACTACGATTCTGGGCTGGTCCAGCGGTACGCCCTGACGGCGACGGCGGCGGGCGCCTCCAGCTTGACCGGGCAGGCGTCGAATGGCGATGCCGTGGTCGCGGCGAACGAGTTCAGAAACTTCCAGATCCGCATCGTCGAGGACACGACGACGCCGGCCGCTGTGGGTCAGCGCCGCATAATTGCGTCCCATACCGCCGGTCCTAGCCCGGTTTACACGCTCGGTACGGCATGGACGACGCAGCCGTCGGCCTCGGCGAAGTTCGTCATCGAGCTGCCGAACCTGCTGCTGCTGCGGTCGTCTGCGACGACGACGGTGTACACCTACAACTACGGCGACGCGACGGTCAACAACGGCACCAACAGCATTGCGTCGGGCGCGTGGTCGACGACGTACTTCGGCGCGGCACCGGCCGCGAACGCAGCGGGCGGCATGTGGGCGCCGTCGTTCGGCATCGAGCCGGACGCAGCGCGTAACGCGCGGCATTCGTTCTGCTACTTCTTCCGGGGCGGTGCAGCCACGCTGGACGTGCTCGACATTGCGGCCAGCGCGACGGGAACCTGGACAGGCGCGATCACCTACGACGGGTCCGTGGCGTTGACGGTAGGCACGAGCGGCGCCTACTCGCCGTTCGATAACGAAGGCCGGATGTTCTACATGAACATCTACGCCGCGTCGGCCGTTAACCAGATTTACCGCTTCGACGTACAGAACAGGGTGCTATCGCCCTTCACGCCGACGGATTTCCTACAGACCGGCACGGCGACGCTCGGGCAGCGCATGGCGGCCTATGCGGCGATTGACGGCAACGACACATACGACGTCGTTCTGCTTCAGTCGCATCTTTCGACGGTCGCTCAGGAGATGGTGGTTCTCGTATGACCGTGCGCGAGTTGATTGACCTCGCTCAGGTCCGGCTGGCGTATCTCGCCCGGCAGCGTGAGACGGCGACGCGAGTGGGCGACGTCGCGCAGGTGGCGGCGGTCGATGCTGAGATCGCCGCGACACAGGAGACGCTGACCCAACTTCGGACGCTGCAGTAACAGCCGCCGGCAACGTCGAGAGGTTAAGGCATGAGCCTGCTGCTGCTATTCGGCGGGCAGCCGCAGTCGTCGGGTCCGCTGCACGTCTCGCCGACGACGCCTGAGACCGTCGTCCGTACGCGAACGGTCGACGGGAACGCCGGCAAGCTGCGCGCCGTCGCCGCGCTGGTCGCGCTCGGACTCGTCGGCGCCGGGGCGTCCGTCAGCCTCGACGCGCGGGCCGACGCCGGCTCGCACGCCGGCGCCGAGCGTCTGGCCAGCGCCACGCAGCTGGGCCGAGCGGACGGCGCGAGCGCGGCGACGGCCGAGGCGGTCGTCCCGCCCGCGCCGATCACGACCTCGCCCAGCGCCCTAGACGTCGGCTACCGCACGGGCCTATTCCCGAGCGATCGGCCCGCGAAGGCGCTCTCGGCATTCGCTGCCGCTCCGCCGACTTCGAGCCTAAGTCTCGACGGTCGTGCCGACGGTACGAGCTACGGCTCCGCCGAGGCCGCGCAGCTCGTCACCGGGACGACCTACACGACGCAGACCGTCGTCGAGGTCGCCTACCGCGCGCAGTACGCGCGCCAAAGCACCGCGGGGCCGGCGTACGCCGCCTGGCTAGCCGCGCCGCCGGTCCCGCCGCCGGTGCTGGTGCTGGTAGGCGCCGACCCGCATTCGTGGCCGCTGCCGGTCCGCTACGACCCCGTGCCCTACGGCGCGCGGGCGATGGCGGCGTTCACTGTGCTGCAGGGCGGCGCGGTCATCGTCCGAGATGGCTGGGCGGCGGGCACCTCGAGCGCGCGAGCCGACCGACAGGCCCAGTACGTCACCGACGCGCGCGCCGACGGCACCAGCGCCGCACACGCCCCGCGGGTCGCCACCGGCGCGCAGAGCGGCTCGGCGCACGGCACCAGCTACGCCGCCGCGTCTACGGCCGCCGGCGTCAGCCTCGACGGGCGGGCGGATGCCACCTCGAGCGCGCTGGCCGAGCGGCTGGCGGTCGCGGTGCAGGCTGGTCGGGCAGACGGCACGGCCGTCGCCGACGCCGAGCGGCTGCAGCTCGTCGCCGTGGTGCTCGACGGGCACGCGGGCGCGACGTCGGTCGGGTACGCGGTCCGGCTCGTGCTGCGGGCGCTGGACGGCTGGGCGGATGGGACGAGCGTGGCGCAGGCGCAGGCCGGGCCGGGCGTGATCCCGCCGCGGATCATCGTGAAGCCGCCGCGCCGGCCGCGCCTGAAGGCTGACGCAGATCGCAGCGTGACGATCACGGGATCGTCGCGCACCACCAAGGTCTAGGAGAACCGCTCATGCGCGGCGATAGCAACGTCAATGCCGTCCTTAACCTGGTCTACAAGGGCATCGCGATCCCGAACATCGCAGACAACGCCGCCAGTTCGCCCCTGACGAACTTTTTCGTCTCGCTGCACACCACCTGGCCGGGCAGTGCGGGCAGCCAGACCACGGGCGAGGTCGCATACACGAACTACGCTCGCCAGGCCGTCGCCCGTGGCCCCGGCTGGACGGTCACCGGCAAGCAGGTGTCGCCCGCCGCGCAGATCTCGTTCCCGCAGTGCGGAGCGACTGGTGCGACTGCGAACTTCTTCGCGGTGGGCACCGCAGCGTCGGGCGCCGGCTCCATCATCGACGTCGGCGTGATCGGCGCCGCGCCGCGCCTGGTGGTCGGCCAGACCAGCGACACGCTGATCGTCCCCGGCCACGGGCTGGTGTTGAACGACCAGGTCGCACTGTTCGGGGTCTACGGCCTCGCGCTGCCGACCGGCATAAGCGAGGGGGCCGTGCTGTTCGTGCGTACCGCGCCGGATGCCGACACCATCACGCTCTCCACCACGCAGGGCGGCGCCACGCTCGACATCACCGGCATCGGCGTCGGCAAGATCCAGCGCCTGACGCCTCACCTCATCGTGCCGGGCTACACGCCGATCCTCGGCACCGGCACCGTGATCCGGCACGAGTAAGCGCGCGTGTCCGCAGCGATCGTACTGCTGGATCCCGCCGACCAGGCGCTGGTCACGATCAACTGGTCGGACGTGGCCATCGGGGGGTTGGAAATCGTGGGGTTCGTCACACACACCGTGCCGGCGCCACTGGTCAAGATCATCGAGATAACCGACGTTGCGACCAAGACCTCACAGGTACGCGTCACAGGCGCGGTGCACGGCGGCATGTACATGGTCGAGGCTACGGTCGAACTCAGTAACGGCGAGATCCTGAACAGGCAGTTTCCGCTGCGAGCTTTCAACGGGTGAGCCGCTTCTACGATCGGCGCGTGTGGCGCGATCGTGTGCAGCCGCTGCAACTGGCCCGAGAGCCGCTCTGCCGCATGTGCAAGGCTGCAGGCCGCATCCAGCCCGCGACCCAGGTCGATCATGTCATGCCGATCGACGAGGGCGGCGACCCTGTCGACGAGGCGAACCTACAGAGCCTGTGCGACGAGCACCACGGCATGAAGACGCGCCAGGAGCACGGCGCGACGAACGTGCGATGGGGTTGCGACGCGAATGGCCTGCCGCTCGACCCCAAGCACCCGTGGAGGGGTAGGGGGGCGAAATCTTCAGGCCCTATCGGTTGACGACCGACGCGGTTCCTTTTCGCGTACGTCCGCAGGTTGAATCGGAGTTTTCGAATGCCCGGCCCCGCCCGAACCCCGACCCAGATCCGCCGCGCGAAGGGCAATCCCGGAAAGCGGGCGTACAACAAGCGCGAGCCGAAGCTCCCGCCCGGCGCCCCGCCGATGCCGGAAGGCCTGGACGCGGTCGGCCAGCAGGAGTGGCGGCGTCTGGTCGTGATCGCGCTCAAGGCGCAGGTGCTCACCGAGGCCGAGCGGTCGATCTTGGAGCTCGCCGCGGAGGCCTACTCGACGTGGGCAAAGGCGCGGATCGCGATCCAGGCGCACGGGCTGACCTACGAGACGACGAGCACTGCGGGCGACCTGGTGATCAAGGCGCGGCCCGAGGTGGCGATCGCCTCGGACGCGTGGCGCCGGTACCGAGCCGCGGTGTGCGAGCTCGGCTTCACGCCGGCGGCGCGCGCGAAGGTGTCGACGGTTGACCCGAGCGAAGAAGAAGACCCGGGCGCGGCCTACTTCAACTGACCTCGCGAAGGACCACGGCCGGGACCCGGCCACCGTCTACGCAGAGGCGGTCGCGCAGGGAGACATCCCCGCCGGCCCGTGGGTGCGGCTCGCCGCCGAGAGGCACCTGCGCGACCTGGTCGAGCTGCCGAAGCGCGGGTTCGCCTGGTCGCTCGAGAAGGCGGATCGGGCCTACGGGTACTGGTCGCAGGTCCTGCGTCTGAACGGCGGCCAGTTCGAAGGCCAGCCGTTCGACCTCCGGCTTTGGCAGGCCTTCCTGGTCGGCTCGATCTTCGGCTGGCTGGGCCCTGACGGGTACCGCCGGTTCCGGACCGCGTACGTCGAGATCGGCAAGGGCAACGGGAAGTCACCGCTCGCGGGCGGCATCGGGCTGTACTGCCTGACCGCCGACGGCGAAGCGCGAGCCGAGGTGTACGCCGCGGCGTCGACGAAGGATCAGGCGATGATCCTGTTCCGCGACGCCGTCGCCATGCGCGACCAGTCGCCGACGCTGTCGAAGCACCTGGTCAAGTACGGGGGCATGAACCCCTGGAACATGTTCTTCCCGAAGACGGGCTCGTTCTTCCGGACGATCTCATCGGACGATAAGCAGTCCGGCCCCCGCCCGCACTGCGCGCTGGTCGACGAGCTGCACGAGCACCCCGACGGGACCGTCGTCGACATGCTGGAGGCCGGCTTCAAGTTCCGCCGGCAGCCGCTGAAGCTGGAGATCACCAACTCCGGCGTCGACCGGAACTCGATCTGCTTCCAGCACCACGAGTACTCGCAGCGAGTGCTCGAGCAGCGGGTCGAGGACGAGGCCTGGTTCGCGTACGTGTGCGCGCTCGACAAGAGCGACGACTGGCGCGACGAAGGCGCCTGGATCAAGGCCAACCCGAACCTCGGCGTCTCGATCACCGAGAAGTACTTGCGCGAGCAGGTGAAGAAGGGCGAGGGCCTTCCGGCGTACGCGTCGAAGGTGCGCCGCCTGAACTTCTGCGAGTGGGTCGACGCCGCAACGCCGTGGATCGACGGCGACAAGTGGCGAGCGATCGAGGATCCCGAGCTCAGCCTCGCGCCGTACCTCGGCACGCGGTGCTGGGGAGGCCTGGACCTGTCGGCCCGGAACGACCTGACGGCGCTCGCGTTGGTCTTCCCGAGGCCTGACGGCACGGGGCGGGACGCGTTCACCTTCTTCTGGGCGCCGGAGGAAGGTCTGCGCGCGCGAGAGGACCGCGACCGGGTTCCGTACACGGTGTGGCGCGACCAGGGGTTCCTCGAGGTCACTCCGGGCGCGACGGTCGACTATGGCTACGTGGCGCGCCGCATCGTCGAGTTCCGCGAACGCTACGGCCTGGCGGCCGTCGCCTTCGACCGCTGGCGGATGGAGGAGCTCAAGCAGGAATTCGACGAACTCGGGTTCGAGTACTCGGTGCTCAGCTGCGATGCAGACGAGGACGCCATCGCCAACGCCACCGGACTGCTGCTGCTGAACCACGGTCAGGGCTTCCGGGACATGACCCCGGCGATCGAGGCCCTGGAGGCTGGCATCGCGAACCGGGCGATGCGTGTGAAAAAGAACCCGGTGCTCACGATGTGCGCGGCGAACGCGGTCGTGGAGGTGGGCGCCGCCGACGAGAAGAAGTTCCACAAGCGCAAGGCCCGCGGGCGCATCGACGGAATCGTCGCGCTCGCGATGGCGGAGCGCGCCGCAACGCTGCAGCTGGTGCCGAGCAAGTCGTTCTGGGAGTGACCTGATGCCCTGGTGGAACCGCTTCCTGCCGCCGCGGAAGAGCGCGGACGGCACGCTCGAGCTGTTCCGCGAGGTCTTCGGGTCGCTGGCGAACTGGGCCGGGCGCGAGGTGAACCTGCAGACCGCGCTGCAGGTGTCGACGGCCTTGGCGTGTGGCCGCGTCATCGCCGAGGGGATCGCCATGCTGCCGTGGAAGCTGCACCTGCAGCGCGGCCGCACGATCGGTCCGGCGTACGACCATCCGCTGTACGACAAGCTCGCGCTCTCGCCCAATGCGCTGCAGACCGCGTTCGAGTTCCAGGAGACGCTGGGCTTGCACTTGGCGTTCTGCGGGAACGCCTACGTGTGGACGCCGATCGTCTCCCGGCGCATCGACGAGATGTGGCTGCTCGAGCCGGGCTGGGTGCGCGTCCGCTACCGCTGGGGCGAAGCGCCCGAGTACGAGGTGCGCTTCCCGGACGGACGCTTCGCCACGCTCGGGGCCGGCGAGATCTGGCACATCCGCGGCCCGAGTTGGACGTCCTACATCGGGCTCGAGTTCGTGAAGCTGGCCCGGCAGGCCCTCGGCCTTTCGATGGCGATTGAGGAGGGGCAGGCGCGCCTGCAGTCCAACGGCGTCCGGATGCCGGGCTATCTCTCGCTCGACGGCGTGCTGCAGGGCGATCAGTACCAGAAGCTGCGCGACTGGCTGGCCAAGGAACACGAGGGCTCGCAGAACGCCGGCCGTCCGATGATTCTGGATCGCGCCGCGAAGTGGATCTCGACGGCGATGACCAACACCGACGCGCAGACGCTGGAGCAGCGGCGTCTGCAGATCGAGGAAGTCTGCCGCTTCATGCGCGTGTTGCCGATCATGATCGGGCACGCGGACAAGACCGCGACGTACGCGTCGGCCGAGCAGATGTTCATCGCGCACGCGATGTACACGCTCGGCCCCTGGGCGCGGCGGCTCGAGCAGAGCGCCGACAAGCGGCTGCTCACGCCCGAGGAGCGTGCCGCGGGCTACTACACGAAGCTCAACGAGAAGGCTCTGCAGCGCATGACCTCGCGCGAGCAGATGGAGTACCTGGCGCGCGGCGTGCTCACCGGGATCCTCACTCGAAACGAAAGTCGCGAGAAGCTCGAGCTCAACCCGCTGGACGGGCTCGACGAGCCGCTCGCACCGGCGAACACGTTCAGCGGCAACCCGCCGGGCCCCGACACCGATCCGCCGCGGCCGACCGCCGCATCACAGGAGACCGAGGAATGAAGCTCGACCGGTATGCGTGCGGGCTGCAGGTGAAGTTCGCGGATGGCGACCAGGCGAAGGCCGGGGCGTTCAGCGGCTACGGCGCCGTGTTCGGGAACGTCGACAGCGGCGGGGACATGCTCGTGAAGGGGGCGTTCAAGGAGACGCTGCGCGAGTGGAAGCGCCGCGGCAGCGCTCCGAAGATGCTGCTGCAGCACGGCGGCTGGGGCGCCTCGGTCGAGGACGGCATCCCGGTCGGCAAGTGGACCGAGATGCGCGAGGACGACACCGGCCTGTACGTCGAGGGCGAGCTCTTCGCGATGGACACGCAGAAGGGCAAGTACATCTACGAGGGCCTCAAGTCAGGTGCGCTGGACGGACTCTCGATGGGCTACATCGCGCGCGACGTGGCGTACGGCAAGAAGCCCGAGGATCCGCGCCGGACCCTGAAGAAGGTCGACCTGTTCGAGGTCTCGATCGTCACGTTCCCAATGAACACCGAGGCCCGGATCGGTGCCGTGAAGTCGATCGAAGAGATCTCGACCCTTTCCGACGCGGAGGCCTGGCTGCGCGATGCCGCAGGCCTCACGCGTGCCCAGGCCCTCGCGTTCGTCTCGAGGGTCAAGAGCCTGCGTCCGAGTGATTCGGAGCGGCCCACCGACGCCGAGGAGCTCGTCCGCGAGCTGCGCCGGCGAGTCAGTTCGTTCTGATCACCATCCACCCACAACCGGAGACGCACTCATGGATCTGCACGAGGAGCTGAAGTCGACGATCGATCAGATCGGCCGTCGCTTCGAAGAGTTCAAGACCGAGAACGACAAGAACGTCAAGAAGGCCGTCGCGGACGCGCTGGCGGAGGCGAAGCTCGCCGCGCTCGGCCAGGCGATCGACGACCTGACCGGCAAGAAGGAAGACCTCGAGAAGCGCATCAAGCTCGAGCGCGACGAGCGCGAGGCGCTGGAGCGCAAGGTCAACCAGCTGCGGCTGGGTGCCGGCAAGACCGACGAGGTCGAGCAGAAGGCGCTCGGGGACTTCAACCTGCAGGTGAAGGCGCTGGCGCGCGCGCGCGGGAGCTCGGCGGCAGACGTCGACGTCGAGGCCTTCCGGGCCTACAAGCAGGCGTTCCAGAACGTGCTGCGCAAGGGCGAGAAGAGCCTCCCGGCGGACGAGTTCAAGGTCCTGCAGGTGGGCGTCGACTCGGATGGCGGTTTCCTGGTGCCGGCCGACACCTCCGGCCGCATCGTCAGCCGCGTGTTTGAGCTGTCGCCGATCCGCGCGATCGCGAACGTGCAGCCGATCAGCTCGGATCGCCTCGAGGGCATCGCCGACATCGGCGAGGCTGCGGACGGCTGGGTGGGCGAGACCACGGACCGTCCCGAGACGGCCACGCCTGGCCTCGGCAAGTACGAGATCATGGCGCACGAGCAGTACGCGCAGCCGAAGGCGACGCAGAAGCTGCTCGACGACGCCTCGGTCGACGTCGAGGCCTGGCTGGCCACGAAGGTGGCCGACCGGTTCGCGCGTCGCGAGGGCGCCGCCTTCATCACCGGCAACGGGGCGGCGCAGCCGCGCGGCTTCGCCGCATACCCGACGGCGGCCACGGCCGACGCCACGCGGGCGTGGGGCACGCTCGAGCACGTGAACACGGGCGTCAACAGCGCCTTCGCGGCTTCGAACCCCGCGGACGTCCTCTTCGACCTCGAGGCGTCGTTCAAGACGGCCTACCTGGCGAACGCACGGATCGTGACCCGCCGGTCGGTCATCACGCTCATCCGGAAGTTCAAGGACCTGCAGGGCCAGTACCTGTGGCAGCCGGGTCTGCAGGCCGGCCGGCCGGCGACCCTGATCGGCTACCCGCTGGTCATGGCGGAGGACATGCCGGCGCTCGCGGCGGGCTCGCTGTCGCTCGCCATGGGCGACTTCAGCGAGGGCTACCAGATCGTCGACCGGCTCGGCGTGCGGACGCTGCGCGACCCGTACACCGAGAAGCCGTACGTGAAGTTCTACTCGATCCGTCGCGTCGGCGGCGCGGTCGTGAACTTCGAGGCGATCAAGTTCCTGCGCTTCGGCACCTGATCCGCCGAGCCCCCAGGGCCGTCCCTCCAGCCCGGCGGCGAGCTCGCCGCCGGGCGCACCCACGAACTTAGAGGACTTCTCCATGCGCGACTTGATGAGCAACATCCAGGTCCGCCGCGCGATCTCGCCGGCGGCCAGCCTGCTCGACAACACGCCGATCGTTTCGCAGGTCATCGACCGGCAGGGCTTCTTCTCGCTCGGCTTCGCGATCCTGATCGGCGCCGTGCCGGACGCGGACGCCACGTACACCGTGCTCGTCGAGCACGGCGACGCGGCGAACCTGTCCGACGCGGCGGCCGTGCCGGATGCCGAGCTGATCGGCTCGGATCCGAACAGCGTCACGGCGCCGGAAGCGCAGGCCGGCTTCACGTTCGCCTCCGACGACCAGGTCCGGAAGATCGGGTACCGCGGCAGCCGCCGCTACGTGCGCCTCACGATCACGCCCGCCGCGAACACCGGCGCGACGCTGATCGCCGCGGTCGCGCTGCTCGGCAACGCCGAGGTCAAGCCGGTCGTCCAGCCGGCGGCCTAACGGCGCCGGTCCAGTGACCACGGGCGGGGCCGCGACTGCGGCCCTGGCCCTCTCCCGGAGCACGCGATGTCCGTCACCGTCACGGTCGCACCCACCGCCGAGCCGGTCACGCTGGCGGAAGCTCGCGCGCACCTGCGGCTCGATCACAACGACGAGGACGGCCTGCTGGCAGGCTACCTGCTCGCGGCGCGGCAACACATCGAGGGCGAGACGCGCCGTGCTCTGTCGCAGCAGACGCTGCAGTACCGCATCGATCGCGACTGGCCTACCGCGTGGATCGGCGGCGCATCGCGCGACGGGATTGCGCTGCCGCGGGCGCCGCTCAGGTCCGTGGTCGGCATCGAGTACGTCGATCCGGTCGGCGACACGCAGACGCTGCCTGCCTCGCAGTACCAGGTCGCGCGCGCCAACGATTCCAAGCTCGAGGGCCTCATCCTGCCCGCGTACGGCGTGACCTGGCCGCGTGTGCGTGAGCAGTTCGAAGCGATCACCGTCACGTTCGTGGCCGGGTACGGTGGCAGCCTCGCGCTGCCCGAGCCGCTGCGGCAGGCGATCCTGCTGCTGACGGCGCACTTCTACGAAAACCGCGAGCCGGTGAACGTTGGGAACATCGTCACCGAGATCCCGCTCACGGTCGCCAGCCTGGTCTTCCCGTACCGGGTGCTGGGCTGATGCGAGCCGGGCGCCTCGATCGCCGCGTGACGATTCAGTCGCGCAGCCTGGCGTCCGACGCGCAGGGCCAGCAGATCGAAAGCTGGACTGACGTGGCGACGGTCTGGGGTCGCCGGCTGGACCTCCGCGGCCGCGAGTTCATGGCCGCCGAGGCCAAGCACGCCGAGGCGACTTGCACGTTCGAGCTTCGCTACCGCGCCGACGTCACGCCGCTGAATCGGCTGGTGTGCGAGGGCCGGGTCTACAACATCGTGCACGTCGCCGAGATCGGTCGGCGCCAGTCGCTGCAGATCGTCGCGTCCGCTCGGGTGCCGTGATGGTCGAGTCCGTGAAGGTCGAGGGTCTGCGCGAGCTCCGCGAGGCGCTGGTGCGCAAGATCCCGGCCGAGATGCAGGGCAAGGTCTTGCAGTCGGCGCTGACGGCCGGCGCGAGGCCGATCGTCAACGAGGCGAAGACGCGGGTGCCGCGGCGGACCGGCCGCTTGGCCAAGGCGATCTACTCGCGCCGCAACCGCGAAGGCAGCAACGGCGTCCGAGAAGAGCGCGTGATCACCGTGCGGCAGGGCGGCCGGCGCGACCGGGACGGCTACTACTGGCGCTGGATCGAGTTCGGCCGCGGCGTCGTGCAGATCGCGCGAGGCGTGCTCGGCACGCCGGGGAAGGGCTTCTTCGGTCGCGAAGTGAAGGCGGTACCGGCGCGTCCGTTTCTACGGCCCGCGTTCGAGAACCGCAAGACGGATGCGCTCGAGGCGATCCGCGTGCGGCTGGCGAAGGGCATCGCGAAGGCCGCCGAGAAGGCGCGCTGGCGCACCTCCAAGGGCTAGGCATGGCCGTCAAGACCGTCCGCGACGTGCTGGCCGCCGCCGGCGCGGTGACCGCGCTCGTGCCTGCGCAGCGCATCACGCCCCTGCACCGGCCGCAGTCGGTCGAGGTGCCGGCGATCACGCTGCAGCGGATCTCGCTGACGCCGAACAACCACCTGCGCGGCGATACCGAGCTGGACGCGAACCGCGTGCAGCTGGACGTATACGCGGAGACCTATGCCGCGGCTCGCGCCGTCGCCGACGCGTGTCGCGCGGCGCTCGTGGCCGCCGGGCACCTGCTGCAGACCGAGTTCGACTCGCACGAGCCGGAGACCGACCCGGATCTCTACCGGGTGACCCAGGAATACAACGTCTGGACATGAGGAACTGACATGGCACTGAAGACCCAGGGCACCCGCCTGCGCGTGGCGTCGACGAGCGGCTCGCCTGTGAACATCACCGGCATCACGGCCGCCAACCCGGCCGTCGTCACGGCCGTGGCTCACGGCCTGGCAACAGGCGACGTGGTCATCATCCGCGGCATCGTCGGCATGGTGCAGCTGAACGACCGGGCGTTCGTCGTCGACAACCTGACCGCCAACACGTTCAGCCTGCGCGGCATCGACTCGACTGGATTCACCGCCTACACGTCCGGTGGCACGGTCGCGCGCCAGACCCTGATCGACGTCGCGGAGACCTCGCAGATCGCCGGGTTCGACGGTCAGGCGACCGAGGTCGACACCACGCACCTGCGCTCCACGGCGAAGGAGTATGTGCTCGGGCTGCAGGACTTCGGCAACGTGACGCTGTCGATGTTCACGGTCAGCGACGCCGGCCAGGCCCGGCTACGCGCGCTCAAGGCGCAGGGCAACGCGGCCGCGTTCGCCGTCACGCTGTCGGACAACAGCGTCGCGGCGTTCATGGCGTTCGTGCGTTCGTTCACGTTCGACGTCGGCGGGCCGGACGGGACGGTGCAGTCGCAGGTGCAGCTGCGCGTGACCGGCGAGCCGGCCTGGTTCGCCTGATGCTCTCTCGCGACCAGATCCTCGGGGCCGACGACCTTCGCCGCGAACGGGTCGACGTGCCCGAGTGGGGCGGGCACGTGTTCGTCGGGATGATGACCGGCACCGCCCGCGACGCGTTCGAGGCCTCGATCGTGAAGGACGGCAAGCCCGAACTGTCGAACATGCGCGCGAAGCTCGCGGTCGCCTGCATGGTCGACGAGGCAGGGCGCCCGATCTTCGGACCCGGGGACGTGGCGGCGCTCGCCGCCAAATCGGCCGCCGCGCTCGACCGCGTCGTGAAGGTCGCCCAGCTTCTCAACCGGCTCGGCGACGCCGAGCTCGAGGAGATGCGGGGAAACTGAAAGCCCGGCCCGAGCGGCGGTTCTACCTCGCGCTCGCGCTCCGGCTGGGCAAGACGGTTCGGGAGCTTCTCGCGTCGGTCGACAGCGCGGAGCTGACCGAGTGGATGGCCTTCATGAGCCTCGAGGCCGAGCGCGAGCAGCCGGCCGCGCAGCCGGATCCGGAAGACGCGTGGCGGAAGGTGTTCGGGAGACCGCATGGCAAGTCTGGGTAGACTCGTTGTCAGCCTGGCGGTCGACACCGCCCGCTTTCAGGGCGATCTCGGCCGCGCGGCGGCGGTCGCCGAAGCGCGGATGCGGAACATCAAGGACACCGCGACGCGCGCGCTCGGCGCCGTGGCGGCGGCGGCCGGGGCCGCTGGCGGCGCGCTCGTGGTGGCGCTGCAGGCGGCCGCGAACCGCGCCGACGACCTGGTGAAGCTGGCGCAGGCCAGCGGTGTGACGGTCGAGCAGCTCTCGCGGCTCGAGTACGCGGCGAAGCTGTCCGGCGTCGAGACGGAGACGCTCGGCAAGGCGCTGCAGCGGCTGGCCGCGGCCGGCGCGCCCGACGCGAACGAGGCGCTGCTCGCGCTCGCCGACCGCTTCGCCAAGATGCCAGACGGCGCCGCGAAGACCGCGCTCGCGATCGAGACGTTCGGCCAGCGGCTGGGCCCGGGCCTGATCCCCCTGCTGAACTCGGGGCGCGAGGGGCTGCAGGCGTTCGCGGCCGAGTCGGACCGGCTCGGCAACACCATCAGCACGAACACGGCGCGCCAGGCCGAGGCCCTGAACGACAACCTGACGCGGCTACAGGTGGCGGCGTCAGGGCTCGCCAACCGGCTGCTCGCAGAAGTCGTCCCTGGACTCTCGCGCTACGCGGAGGCGCTCGCTACGGGCGTGACGCAGTCGCAGGCGCTCGGAGGCTCGGTGTCTGCGGTCGGCAGCATTATCCGCGGGATGATCTCAACCGCGGATCGGGCAGCGGTCACCTTCTCGAGTTTCGCGAAGACGATCGGCGCAGCGGCCGCGGTCGCTGCCTCGGCCGCCCGCGGCGACTTCAGCGCCGCCGCTGAGATCATCCGGCAGCGCAACGCGGACGCCGCAGCGGAGACAGCGGCGCTGCAGGAGCGGCTCAAGGCGCTGTACTCCGACGCGACGACGGCGCCGATCGCCGCCGCTGCCCCGCGAGTCGCCGCCGCCATCGTGGCGCCGATCAGCGAGGCCAGCCGGAAGGCGAGGGAAGAGGCCGAGCAGCTGCGGCAGCTCGCCGTCTCCAACCTCAAGTTTCTCGACAACGCGCAGAGCCGGGTGGCCATGCAGAGGCAGTTCGAGGCCGACGTGCAGGTTCTGACTAACTCGGTCGGGACGGTCGACCTGGCTGGCAGCGTCGCGAACGACCTGCAGGCCGTCCGCGAGGCGCTGCAGGGCGTCGGCGAGACCAGCATCTATGCCCAGCGCGCGGCCGAGAACATGCAGGACAGCCTCGCGAACTTCTTCATGACCGCCGAGGGCGGGTTCCGCGGGCTGGCCGTCTCGCTGGTGAACACGCTGCGCCAGGTCGTCGCGCAGCAGGCCGCTGCGTCGTTCCTGAACTCCAGCGTCGGCAAGGGGGTCACCGGGTTCATCGGCTCGCTGTTCGGCGGCTTCCGCGCCGAGGGCGGCCCCGTGCTGAGCGGTCGCAGCTACATCGTCGGCGAGCGCGGCCCGGAGCTGTTCGTGCCGGGGTCGTCGGGCTCGATCGTCCCTAACGACCGCATGGGCGGCGGCAACCTCACCGTCGCCCCCGTCTACAACATCAGCGGCCTCGGCCTGTCCTTCGAGCAGGTGCAGCTGCTGATGCAGCGGAACAACCGCGAGCTCGTGCGCCAGATCACCGACCCGCGGATGCGCTGACCATGCCAGGGAGACGAGGCATCAACGCAATCGACTTGACTGGGCAGCGATTCGGCCGACTGGTCGTTCTAGAGCGCGCGCCCTCGCAGCCGCGCCTTACGAAGTGGCTCTGTCAGTGCGACTGCGGCGCGCAGACTGTCACGCGCACAGCCTACTTGCGCTGCGGCGATACCACGTCTTGCGGCTGTGCCGTGCGAGACTGGGCACGTCAAATGGCGCGCACGCTTGCGCCTGCGTTCCCGCGGCTTCGTCACGGCCACACCCGCAATACGCCCGGCGGCTGCTCGCCTACTTGGAACTCGTGGGCAGCAATGCGCGTCCGCTGCAAGAACCCGAAGCATCCTGGATGGCGCAACTACGGGGGCCGCGGGATCTCCGTTGATCCGGACTGGGATGTGTTTGATAACTTCCTGCGTGACATGGGCGAGCGCCCGCTGGGACTGACGCTGGACCGTATCGACGTGAACGGCCCTTACACAAAGTCCAACTGCCGCTGGGCAACCCGCGAGCAGCAGGCGCAGAACCGGCGACGGCCGCAGCGGGGGCTGTAGTCATGGACTTTCTCCTGCCGCCGCACATCCCGGTCGCCGAGGTCGAATGGCAGCTGGTCGACTACTCGTCGCTGTTCCCCAACACGTTCGGTGGTGAGCCGAAGACGTACGACCGCGGGCAGCGGTGGCTGGCGCGCTATCGGTTCGAGAACCTGCGTGACGCCGATCGCGCGACGCTGATGGCGCTCGCCGGTCAGCTGCGCGGCAAGTCGAACCGGCTGTGGGCGTGGGATCCGACGAACTTCCGGCGCGGGTCGTTTCCGACGAGCGAGCTGCTGCCGAACAACACGTTCGCGAACGGTACGGCAGGGTGGGCGGCCGGCACCGCCGGCAGCAACTGGACGCTGAGCGTGCAGGGGCGGGTGGCGCGCTCGACCCGAACGCAGGTGACGGCCGTTGACTATGCGCTGCTCGCTAATCCGCAGGTGACCGGCCTCGTGTCGCTCGCCCCGTACGTCTCGCGGTTCATGGTGCTGGCTGGGCGCGGCTCGACCGCCAGCGGGCACGCGATCAACGACGTCTCAAACGCGGTGTCGGGAGCGGCGCAGACGTCTCTCGGCCTGTTGTCGCAGGTGTTCGTGCCGACGACCGCTGCGCTGCAGCCGGGCATCACGTCGCTGACGAACTCCGGCGCGCTGGCGGGCGACTATCTTGAGTTTCCATACACCTCGCTCTCGCGCTGCGCGCTGGTCGACGGCGGCGCCAACCTGCTGACGCACTCCAGCCAGATCGACAATGCAGCGTGGACCAAGGCCGGCGCCACGGTGGCAGCCAACGCCTTCACGGCGCCGGACGGCACGGCAACTGCCGACGTGCTGGTTGAGAACACCGCCAATTCCGCGCATCGCGTCGACGGTCCGAACGTGGCCGCGGGCGCCACGGCCGAGGACTACGTGTTTGCCGTCGCACTGCGCGACGTGGGGCGCGCGTGGGCTTACGTCCAGCTGTACAGCGGTGGCGGCGCGAACTCCGTGATCACCTACGTCAACCTGGCGGCCGGAACGCTCGGCTCCGACACGACGAACGGCGCGTGGACCAACCGCGTGCGCTCAATCCGGCCGCTCGGCAACGGCTGGCACTACGTGATGATCGGCGGTCGGAAGCCGGCGACTGACGCCGTCGTGACGGCGCGCATCGGGGCCGCCTCCGCCGATCTGGTCCCGTCCTACACGGGCTCGGGCAGCAACGCGACGGCGATCTGGCGCGCCACGGTCGCTCGTGGCCTTAACAGCGTCCGGCTGGTCGAAACCGGTGCTTCGGCGCTCCCTACGGGGACGGCGCAGACCGGCACCAGCCTGCACCTCAAGGGATTGCCGCCCTCGGCATCCGGCCTGCTGCTGCCCGGCGACCGCTTTCAGGTCGGCAGCGAAACCAAGATCGCGACTGCCCCGCTGGACACCGACGCGGCCGGGCTCGGGTTCCTGCAGTTCGAGCCCGCGTTGCGCGCGGCGGCGGCCGACAGCGCGCCGGTCATCATTCACGAACCCATGCAGAAGTTCGTACTCGCCGAGTCGGCATCGTGGCCGACCCGGCCGGGCCGATTCTCCGACTTCTCGCTCGTGCTCGCGGAGGCACGATGACGCGCTTCGTCTCGGCAACGAACGAGGCCGAGTTCGCAAGGGACTCGCTGGCGCCGCTGCTGCTCGTCGATCTCGACTTCGCGTCGGGCATGGTCCGCGCCCACACCGGCCAGTCCGACATCGTCTGGAACGGCAACACTTACACGGGCGTCGCCGGGTTCGGCGGCGTCGACGAAGTGACCGAAGAAGCCGGCGTCAGCACCAAGCCGCTGCGTCTGCGCCTCGCGGGCATCCCGAACGAGTTGATCTCGTCGGCCATGCTGGAGACGTACCAAGGACGCCCGGTCGTGCTCTACATGGCCGCCGTCAACGTCGAGACGGGCACGTTCGTCGACACACCCGAGACGCTGTGGTCGGGGATCATGGACGTGATGACCGTGGAACTCGGTCCCGAGACGAGCGTGATCACGCTGGACTGCGAGGACCCGGACTACGCGCAGCCGCTGCCGCGCCGGTACACGCAGGCCGACCATCAGCGGCGGTTCACGGGCGATCGGTTCTTCGAGTTCCTGCCGCGCATCCCGCAGTTCCGAGGCCAGTGGGGCACAAAGGGCTTCGGGTCCGGCTGGATCGACCCGCCGCCACCGCCGCCGTTCACCCTCCCGCCGAACCTCTACATCCCATGAGGGTCGACGGCTGGGAGGAGATCTTGTCGGCAGGCGTCGACGGGATGCGCGATCGCACGTTCGCTTGGGGTGAAACCGACTGCTGCCGGTCCGTCGCCGAGCTGGTCGACGCGATCCACGGCACCGACTACGTCGCGCAGCTCGCGGCGCGCTACACCGACGAGGCCTCGGCCCGCGCTTGGCTGCACTCCGCGGGCGGCCTGAAGCGCGCGGCGGATTCCGTGCTTGGCGCGGCGCTCGTCGGCTGGTGGCACGCGCGGCGCGGTGACGTGGTGCTGGTCGACGCGCCGGGCACGGGCGAGGTGCTCGGCATATGCCTCGGCCGCGAAGTGGCGGTCATCGGCGACGGCGTGACGCTGTATCCGCTCGAGCGCGCGACGCACGTCTGGCGGGTGGTCGAATGAGCAGAGTCCTAAAGGTCATCGCGACCGTTGCCGCCATTTACTTCACGGCCGGTGCGGCGGCGCTCGTCTCCGCCACCGCGTTCGCTGGCGCCGGCATTGCGACGATCGCCAGCGTCGCCAACTACCTCGCGGTCGGCGCGGTGCTGTCCGGCATCGCCCGCGCGCTGCAGCCGAAGCCGCGCATCGCGGGCAACCCGGGCGTCCTGACCGAGTACGCCGGCACGACCGAGCCCGCGCGCATCGTCTACGGCCGGATGCGCGTCTCCGGGCTCAACGTCATTCCGCCGCTGACCACCGGCACCGACAATCAGGATCTGCACCAAGTGCTCGCGCTCGCCGGTCACGAGATCGACGGGTTCGACGAATACTGGGCGAACCAGGAGCAGATCACGCCTGCAGCCGTAACGGGCAGCAGCGGTGACGGACTCGTGAGCGTTGGCACATACGCCGACCGCATGTGGGTTCGCGGTTATCGTGGCACGAGCACGCAGACGGCTGACTTCATCCTCGACCAGGCGTCGGGCTCGTGGACCAGTGACCACCGGGGCCGCGGTATCGCCTACGTGGCGATCACGTACCGGTACAACGAGGCGGCGTATCGCTCCGGCAAGCCGGACATCTCGTGCGTGGTGCGCGGCAAGCGGTGCTATGACCCGCGCCTCGACACCAGCCCGGGCGCGAACCCGACCAATGCCGCCTACAGCGCCTACACCAACAATCCGGCGCTCATCTCGGCCGACTACCTCATTGACCAAGAGATCGGGCGCCGCGTGCAGGCGTCGCGCGTCAACTGGGCTGACGTGGTCGCCGCGGCGAACATCTGCGACGAGAACATCACGGGCAGTAACTCCACGCCGCTGGGCGACCAGAAGCGATATACCTGCAACGTGGTGCTGAACGTCGCGCAGACGATCGAGGAGCACGAAGAGAACCAGTCGATCCTCGCCGCGGCGATGCTCGGTGTGGTCTACCGCACCGGCGGGCAGTGGCGCATGTACGCCGGTGCCTGGTCGACGCCGTCCTTCACGCTCACCCCGGACGACGTGATCGGCACCGTGCAGGTCGCGACCGCCATTCGCCGACGCGACACGTGGAACACGATCAACGGCACGTTCCTAGACGCGACGCGCAACTACGTACAGCAAGAGTTCCCCGAGGTCACGTCGGCCGCGTTCGTGTCCGCCGACGGGCGGAAGTTGCCGAAGCCTATCAGCCTGCCGGCGTGCACGAACGTCTACGAGGCTCAGCGCGCGGCGTTCGTGCTGCTGCGGCAGTCGCGGAATCGCCGGACCGTTACGGTGGAATGCGGCCTCACGCATTACCGGGTGCGCATCTGGCAGACCGGCACCGTCACGCTGCCCGAGATCGGCTGGACGAACCAGACCGTGCGCTGCACCGGCTGGCGCCTGACGGCCGAAGGGCGCGTTGAGCTGACGCTGCAGGAAGCCTACGCCGCCGACTGGGCGAACCCGCTGACGGGCGAGTATGGGATTCCCGGGACCACGCCCGCGCCCACGATTGGGTTCGCGCGGCCGGGAACGCCGGTCTCCTTTACGGCAACGTCGGTGCCGGGCGGCATCTCGTTCTCGGTGGGCCGCAGCGACCCCTACATCGCCGGGCAGGTCTACCGCATCTACGAAGCCGCGACCGGCGGCGCGTTCGGCAGCGCGACGCGCGTGGCCGAGTCGGACTCTGAAACCATCGTGGTGCCGAAATCGGACACCACGTCGCGCGACTACTGGGTCACGGCACAGTGGAACGGCGGCGAGTCGGCGCAGCGCCCGGCGGCGGCGGGCCTCGCTGCAGCTGCGCGCCGCACCGACACGGCGGATCTGCAGGCGAACGCGGTGACGGACCTAATCGCTGTCGATACGTACGACGGCGCGGGCGCGTCGGTGGGCGCTAGCGGCCTTGGGCAGACACTTCGCACCGTGTCGTTCACGCCCTCGACGACCGGCCGGATCGAACTGTCTGGCGTGCTGGACTGCGAGGGCGTCGACGGCGACCAAGGGCAGACGTTGGGCTGGCTCGTCGAGGTCAACAGCGTGCGATCCGCGATGGCGGGCAGCCAAGGTGGTCGGCTGCAGACGCGGCACCAGCAGCCACTCGCCGCGACGTTCTTGGTCACGCAGTCCGGCGTGCAGCACAACCTGCTGCTCGTCGCCGTCAAGCCGTCAGGCTCCCCGCTGACGATGCGCGTCTATACCTCGTCGGCCACGATCAGGTACGCGAAGCGATGAGGCACCTGCGCTTCTACGACCCCGCGACCGGCGTCTTCGCGCTGATCGTCTCGGCCGTGGGCGAGGACGTCGTGGTCGAGCCGCCGCCAGGCCTCGCCGCCGTCGAAGGCGAGTTCGACCCGGCCACGCACCGCGTCGACCTGTCGACCGGCGAGGTGGTGCCGTACCAGCCGCCAGCTCCGTCGGCCGACCACGAGTGGGACGCCACGGCGTGCCGCTGGCGCCTGACGCCCGCCGCCGCCGAGGCCGCGCGCGAGCGCGCAGAGGCGCGGGCCAGGCTGGACGCGATCGACCGCGAAAGCATCCGCGCGCTGCGAGCCGTAGCCGCAGGCACCGACACGAAGGCCGATCGCGACCGACTGGCCGCGCTCGAGGCCGAGGCAGTTCCGTTGCGATCGAAGGTGAATCCATGAAGAACTGGACGTGGACGGGCTGGTGGAACGAGGACACGCGCGGCGTCGTGAAGATCGTCGCGGCGCTGATCCTGCTGGCCGCCGTCGGCTGGGGGCTGTTCGGCTGCACGGCCTACACGCCGGCCCGGCTCGAGCTCGGGCTCGCGCGCGAGATGGGCGGCAGCCCGGTGGTCGGCAGCGACCCCGTCGGCATGGCTCGCATCGTTCAGCCGATCACGCCGTGGCTGTCGCTCGAGTACCTCCACCTGTCGAGCGTGCCGGACGTCCGCGACCGCGAAACCGTCGACCAGGTCGGCCTGACCGTGACGATCCCGCTCGGCCCGGTCGCTCGCTGAGTGCCGCCGTGGGGCCCAACGACATCGACCACCTTCTGGAGCGGCAGCAGCGCCAGGACGAACGACTCAACGCACAGGGCGAGGAGATCGCAGCCTTGAAGGCCACGATGCCCGGTCTGCAAGCGTCGATCGACGCCAACACGGAGGCGCTGCGCGAGCACGCCAAGATCCTCAACGAGTACGCGGGCGCCAGGAAGGCGCTGCACTGGTTGTTCACGGCGGCGCTGGCGGTGGGGGCGTTCCTGTTCGGGCGGGAGATCAAGCCGTGAGCCTCACTACCCGATGCCGCACGCGATTGCAGGGCGTGCACCCCGATCTGGTCCGCGTCGTCGAGGCGGTTGCCGCCGAGTCGCCGCACGAGATCTTCATCACCGAAGGGCTGCGCACGAAGGCGCGGCAGCAGCAGCTGGTCGCCGCGGGCGCGTCGCGGACGATGAATTCGCGGCACCTGACCGGCCACGCGATCGACTTCGCGGTGCGCGTCGCCGGTCAGGTCCGCTGGGACTGGCCGCTGTACCAGCAGGTCGGCGAGGTGTTCGAGCGGGTCGCCGCGCGACTCGGCGTGCCGATCGTCTGGGGCGGCCGGTGGCGGACGTTCCGCGACGGGCCGCACGTGGAACTCGACCGAAGGACGTACCCATGAACGACCTGATCGCATTCTGGACCGCGCACGGGACGAAGGTGCTGGGCGTGCTCGCCACGATCCAGAGCGTCATCCTCGCGCTCCTGACTGTGCCCGAGCTCATCCCGGTCGAGCACGTCAAGTGGTGGGCGGCGTCGGGCACCGTGCTCGGCGTGCTCACCACGCGCCGCGGATTCGAGAACAGCCAGCGGCAGCCGTGAGCACCATCATCGTTGCCGAGATCGACGGCCGAGTGTCGTCCGTCGGGCTCGCAGACGACGTCGTCCGGCTGCGACGCTATCTGGACGCGCACCCGCCGAGTGACCCGCACCTGCTGATCCTGCTGCAGGGGCTGCTGGCGAGTTTGTCGGCCTACGCGGTCGCGGAGGCGCGGGAGATCGTCGCGCAGGAAGCGGACGAGGACGACGGCCCGCCGCCAGTGCACGCGCAGAGGGTCATCCAGTGATCCCGTACCTCAATCTCGCCCGGCGGTTCTGGTGGCTGGTGCCCATCACCGCGCTCGCCCTGGTCGCCGCCTACTGGCACGTCCGCGCCGATCGCGCCGAGGACGCGCTGCTCGAGGCCCGCACGATCGCCGCAGCTGACCTCGCGACCGCCGAACGCACCGCCCGGGAGCGGCTCCAGGCCGCGCAGGACGCCGCCAGAGCTGAGCGGGAGCGGCTGGTGGCGCAGGGCAGGGCGGCAGCCGACCGCGCCGCAGCGGCCGAGGCGCAGGCCCGGGCCGCCGCTCAGGACTACCGGCGCCGGCTGGCGCAGCAGCGGGCGACCGACCCGGGCTGCGCGGCGTGGGCGCAGGAGCGTGTGCGATGCGAAGTTCCCTGATCCTGTGCGCCGCGGTGCTGGCCGCCGGCTGCACCCAGCCGGTCCGGCCGTGCGCGCCGCAGGTCGTCGAGATCGAGCGCGTCGAGCGCGTGCCGGTGCCGGCCGAGTGCCTGCAACCGTGCGCGGAGCCGGCGGGCGTGCCGGGCACGAACGGCGAGCTGCTCGAGGCGTACGCCGCGCGCGGCGAGGCGTTGGCCTGCTACCGCGCGCGGGTGGAGTGCGTGGAGGCGGTCACGGGCCCCTAGGGTGCCGCTGAGACACCCTGACCGCGCTGACGATCGCTCACGTCGCCGCCGAATTGCCACGAGCAGTAGGCGACGAACGCGAGGATCGGCAGCACCACCATCAGCCGCAATCTCGAGCGCACGGTAGACCGCGGCGCGCCGCAGCTTGGGCACGCGGCCGCTTTCGTCGACACCGCGGCACCGCACTCCCCGCACCTCGTCATCGCCATGCGATCCTCCCTGCGGCGCCCGTCGCCGCGCATCGTCAGCCTGCTGAACCGCTGACCGATCCGCAACGCTGCGCCGCGCCCAGCACCAACGCGCGCGCAGGGGTACGCAACCGCGGTACCGATCGAAGCGACGCAGCACGAATTCCAGCGAATGAAGCCGAAAGCGTGCGCGCTGTGGTTCCGGCTCCCGGCACCAGCATTCCCAATCCAAGCACGCCCATTCTCCCGCAACCGGCGGGAAAGTCGCGCAGAATCGGGCACTTGAGCCGTACCGGGCACCGTCCAAGCCCATCCATTCCAGCCCATGCACCCACCCCATGACAGGGGTACCGAACCGGGGTACGCTCCGCGCGTTCCAACCGGTACCCCTCATGGCACTCAGTGACGCCCGAATCCGCTCCGCACGCCCGAAGGAGCGCGCCTACAAGCTCTGGGACGAGAAGGGTTTGTTCCTGCTCGTGAAGCCCAACGGCTCGCGCCTGTGGCGCTGGCGCGTGCAGCAGCACGGCCGCGAGACGCTGCTCAGCTTCGGCGCCTACCCGGCCGTGTCGCTCGCGCAGGCGCGCACGAGCCGCGACCAGGCGCGGGCCCGGCTCGCCGCCGGCGAGGACGCGCGCGGGCCGGCCGCCGAGATCCCGACCTTCGAGGCGGCGGCGCGGCTCTGGCTCGACCAGGTCGCGAAGAAGCGGAAGTGGAAGCCCGTCACGACCGAGGTCGCACGGCGGCGCCTCGAGCAGTACGTCTTCAACACCCCGGTCGGCCGCAAGCGCGTGCACAAGATCGCCGCCCGCGAGTTCGTGCCCATCGTCGCCGCGATCGACTCCGCCGACCGCGGCGAGACCGCGCTGCGCGTGCGCTCGCTGATCACCCGGGTGATGCGGTTCGCGGCCGGCCGCGGCTGGACCGACGTCGACCCCTCCGGGACGCTCCGCGAGACCGTCGTCGCCCCGCAGCCGACCAACCGCGCCTCCGTGAAGGACCCCGTCCAGGTCGGCCGGCTGATGCTCGCGCTGCGCGGCTACCTGGGCACGCCGGTCGTGCAGGCGGCGCTGCAGCTCGCGCCGTACGTCTTCCTGCGCCCGGGCGAGCTCCGCCAGGGCCGCTGGCCGGAGATCGACCTCGAGGCCGCGGAGTGGCGCATCCCCGGCGAGCGGATGAAGATGGGGCGGCCGCACCTCGTGCCGCTGTCCCGCCAGGCGGTGGCGATCCTGAAGGCGCTGC